TATCCACGTTCTCTAATGCGAGATAATGAGATACCTACACCACCACCGGATGCTGTTAATTTCATTAGTTCTGCGTTAGTTAAACCGATTCCACGTATTGAATCAGGTGTATCAACACCAAAGCATGAGATTGGTAAGCCACGATCTGTTCCCATATTTGATAATACAGGTGATGCTAAACCTAACCAACCATTCCACATTATTTTAAAGAACTTATTTGCTAATTCTGGTTTTTTAAGTCTACCAGCTGAAGCATTTGCTACTCTTCTGAATGCTGTTTTAACTGTTTCTCCAGGTAGCAAGTATCCCTTGCTAATGGTAGCTAAAGAAATTTCATCCATGTAAGAAGGATAATCTTTGCCTTCTACCCAATTTGTATAATCTGCTTGTAATGCGTTGTTTTCCATATTTTAAAATAAACTATTTGCGTCCCAATTTTGGACTCCTTTACTATAATTTGTTACCCGATTTGCGAAGAAATCGGTGTGTTGTTTACCACCTGATAAGCTATCAAACCATTTCATTCTTTTTACTGCTTCTTGGTCTATACCATTCACAATTGATTCATATCCTAAATCACTCATTTTAGTGTTTACTCTATGTTTAATGAAAGATACTAAATCATATTTAGGACAACCTTTTAAATCACCCATTTCATAAACTTTATCAATAAAATCTAATTCTAATTTTAAAGATAGTTTAGCAGCTTCTTCAATATCTGCTTTTAATTCAGGGGTGTTAAATTCAGGGTGTTCTTGTAATAATGTTCTAAATAACCAACACCCTGCTTCTGAATGTAATGATTCGTCTCTAATGCTCCACTCTACGATTTGGCCTACCCCTTTTAATTTATTATCTAATTTAAATGAAAGTAAAACAGCAAAAGAAGAAAATAAATTAACTCCTTCTGTGAATGCAGAAAAGATAGCTAATGATTTAGCTCTTTCATGCCAGTTTGGGGTACCATTATGAGAATCTCTTACAGTAGTTAAAGCTTCAATTTTAGCCATTGTAGCTTCATCTTCTAAAAATTCACTAAAATCATCTAATCCTAGTTCTTCATTTAATAAAGAATAAGCTTCGGCATGAATTGTTTCAAAAGCTCCAAATGTAACCGCCATTTTAATAATTTCTGGTTTTCTAAACCATTTTGTAACTAAAGATGACCAATAGTCATTTACTACAGTTTCTGTTTGAGCAAACCCCTTTAAGATTGAACCAATAATATTTTTTTCTGTTTCTGTAAGGTTTTGTTTCCAATCATTTACATCAGACATCATAGGAACTTCTGTGTGCAACCAATGTGCCTGTTGTTGTTTTAACCAATAATTTGATGCTTCTTGATATTCAAAGGGTTTATAAACGATACGTTCTTTTAATAATGAGGTTTTTGCCATTTTGTTTTTTTAGATTTATTTATACTTTATCAAAACCGAATACTTCATCCTTTACTTCATTAAGTTTAGAATGCATTAATTTTTTATGTTGGGAATCAACATCAATATCATAACTATTAGATTTAGTACTTGGGGCCCAAGTACTTTCTTCATCAATATTTGCATTATATTCACCATGAACTTCAAAATGACCAGTAGAAGTATCGGCTTTTGCTGAAAAAGTAAGCCCATCCATACCGTATCGGTTTTTCATAATGTGTAATCTAGCTGTATTATTTACTTTATCTTCTTTTTTACGAGAAAGAGACATACAGAAATCAGTGATCATTAATTTATCATAGGATCCTGCTGCTTTATCTCCTTCAATTACATCGTCTTTGGCTCCTGCTCTATTCACTTGAGAAACGGACCAAATAGGTATATCTAATTGTTTAGCTAAACCTTTAGTGCTTTGATAAATATCATCAATTTCATCCTTACGTTCACGGTTTGTTTTTCTTGATGAAAGAAGATCAACATAATCTATAATTACAAGGTCAGGTTTAAAACCCATTCCAGTACATTTTGATATATGTGATTCAATTGTTGATATAGTTGCGCGCCCTGTTGGGTATTCTTTAATAATTAATTTACCAGGTAATTGGGGTACAATTTCTTCTACTTTTTCTTTATTTGCCTCTAAGTGTCTAACATCAATTTTAGTAAAGAAAGCATCATATCTCTTACCTACATATTCTTCTCCTAATTCTAAAGTATAATGTAAAACATTATACCCCATTCTAACTGCTATCCCTCCTAATGATACTAATGACCAAGATTTACCACCTCCTGGATTGCCAAATATAAGACCAAAGTCTCCATTTCCAAGTCCACCTTGTAATAAGTCATTAATTTTATCCCAAGGTGTAGGTATAACACTTCTTGAACTTTCTCTATACCTTTCTTCAATATCTTTAATATATTCATGTCCTACATTTTTATCTTGTCCTGCTTTTAAAGCATTATCAACTAAAGATCTAATCCCATCAAAATCACCAGCTTTTAATAAATCAACTGAAGTCATTAATGCTCTTTTTAATTGTTGGTTTCTACAAAAATTAGTAAATTCTTCTTTTACATATTCTAAATCATCATCAGATGAAACATAAGCAATTTTTAATTGTTCTTTACATGATATTTGTAATACTTCATTATCTAATTTTTGTAATTCTACTTTTAGAGTATCTAATGAAGGTGTAGTATGATATTTATCATAATACTTTAGTATTTCTTTTATAGCCCATTTATGTGCACTATTTTCAAAATATTCTTCAGATATAATATCATGGATATTAACTAAAAAATCCTTATGTGTTAATAATGATGATAGAACCTTAACTTGAAAGTCATGTCCGTATTGCTGAAGTGTTTTGAGTGTCATTAATCTTTGTAACCTTTAAATTGTGAAAATATATCTTGTATCCAGTATTCTAAATTTCTAATCATTCCTCCTAATTGGTCTTCATTATAAAACTGGATAAATAAATCAGATTGTAATTCTGGGAAGTCTTCTATTATTAAATTATCTATATGTTCCTTCCCCTTATCATCTATCATAGGAGTGCTTAAATCCATAACTTTATAATTAGTTTCAATTCTATCCTGTTCCTGAACTATCCGTGAATATACAATATGTTCTTTAAATTTCCTAGCAGATATATCGAAAATATCTTGAAGTGTTAGTTCTTCTGTTTTTAATTCGGGAAATTTTTTAAATATTCCTTTAGCACCTAAACCTTTAATTCCTTTAATATTATCTGAATTATCCCCTAATAATGCTTTATGGAGAATAAAATTATGGGGTAATAAACCAAATTTTTCTTCTACAACCCTAGGAGTGTAATATAATTTTTCCATTGGTCTATATACAATAATCTTATCAGTTACCAATTGTAAAAAATCCTTATCACTAGATACTATAAAACAAGTAGAATTATGTTTTTCTACTAATTTTTCAGCTAACACAGCTATAATATCATCTGCTTCCACTTTATCTAATATGGTGGTCTTAACAGGTAATAACTTTAAATATTGTATTATACGTACAATTTGATCGATTTTTGAGTCGTGTTCTTCCTCAATATTATCAAATGCCTCCCAATTTGTAACTCGTTGTAAATTCCTGGTTCCTTTGTATTCGGAGAGCAAGTTCTTTCGGTTGACTGTTGAACCTGCCCCATCGAATACTACATAAACAGAAGTTGGATTTGTTTGTCTAATCATGGCACCCAAAGAACGGAAGAAACCACCTAACCCCCCAATATGAACCCCATCAGGGTTAACCATATTCATCATAGCAAAGTTTCTAAAAAACAAATTTAAACCATCTAGGATTAATACCCTATCATGTTTTTTTAAAGGAGTTTCTTCCCCTTGCTCTTGGACTGTATCCAAGAGCTTAAATAATTCTTTGTGTTTCATGTTTTATTTTTAAATATCCTGTTCGTCGAAAAGTACAGGTGTTACGTCTTCTTGGTCTTCTATAATTTCAAATTGTCCTCCCCCTAGAATTTTAGACCATTCATCAGCATGAGCCTTTTTATACTCATTTTTATCCTTGTCAGTATCTTCAATAAAACCATGGTTTGTCATAACAATTTTACCTCTTGATTGCATACCATTAACATGGTTTTTATCAATTTGTAAGTTTGTTCTTTTACCCCATTCTACCTGCATACCACCTTTAATTGCTTTGATTTTAGATGTTCCAGCATTTGAAATATTACCAAATGTAACTACAAATGTTGCATCATACCACATAGCCATTCCCCCTTTATTCATCATTTTAGGTTGACCCATAGGTGATTCTGCTTTTGCTGTCCAAACTTTATTAACTGCAATTAGAGTATTAGTATAAGGTGATGATTCTTTACGGGACATTACAATACTTTGGTTTACTGTATTGCCAAATTGAGTTGACATTGCTCCTGCATTCCACTCATTATTGTTTTTTAGTTTTTCAACTGACATTGCGCAAGGGATAGATCCGATTGAATCCCAAAAGAATGCTAAATCATAAGGTAAGTTACCTTTTTTCTGCTCATTCTGTAAATCCATAATAAAGGCAGCTACATCTTCAATTGTATGTAAAGTCTCTCTATCAACATAGATAAAATTACCTTCATAATCTACAACATCCCCTTCATCATCCTTGATTAAATTTACTTGTAACCCCATTTGAGCGGCATGTTCCCAATTCCATTTCATCTCAGTGATAATAAAAACAGGAAGTATTCCCATATTTTGAGCGGATACAGCTGCTTCTAACAATGCAGTAGTTTTACCTGTATCTGAATGTCCTCTAAGTATTGAAATATGCCCCATTGGCATACCAGGCACACCAGCTACTTTTTGAAAAGCAGGGGATAGTGGTATCCATTGTTGATCCTTAAATTTGACATTTTTATTTAAACCTTTAGAGGATTTAAATTTATTAAGATCAAATTTGCTCTTGATCTCGGCAGACACTGCTGCCGAGAGAGACTTTGATATCTTTTTTGCCATACTTAGAAAGGAAGATCATCATTATCATTTGAATCACCTGATGCTGTTTCAAACATTGAATCAAAAGCATCAGCTTTATTCTTTTTAACATTACTAGTATCTAAGCTAAAATTAGTACTAGGTGATGGTGTAGGAGAAGTTGTAATTACTTCATCACTATCATCTTGTTCTTCAGGTGATAACCACTTTTCTAAAGCTGATTTCATTTCTTCAAATGTGAATTTTTTAAACAACCCCTCATTTGGGTTTGGTTGTTCATTTGTCCACTTTTCTACTAAACTAGCATCTTCACTTAATTGAGATGTTTTTAAACGAACACGTACTGATGATTTATTGTAAGGAGTACCTGTAGATTCTGGTCCTACTGTTTCAACTGTAAGATCTCTACCGTTTACAATATCAGTGTAGTCTCCAATTTCATCATCTACTGCAAGTGCAAGTAATTCTTCGTATACTTGTTTTCCAAATTGCCATAGACGAACACCCTTATCTTCTTCTCCTCTAACTACTACAGGAACAAAATAACGGGTCTTGGGGTCTAATTTCTTAGCCATAACAAAATTTTCTTTAGTATACTCTTCTCTAAGCTTTGCAGCAAATAGAGCAATAGGATCTTTCTCCCCATAATTAAGAGGTGAAAGCATCACTTTATTAGTAATACCATAGTAAATCTTTAGCTCAGAAAAAGGATTACTTGAATTATACGCTGATGGTACAATTCGAATTTGTTGTTTACCTACTGTAGGTCTCCAATAAACTGTTGAGTAATCGGTTTTTGTTGTTGATTGTTTTGTCTGAAGTCCTTCTAACTTCTGCTTGATTGCATTTAAATCCATAATTGTAACTTTATTTAATTGTAACTGTTTATATGTAACTCTAATATACGAACTTAAATTTGGGGAGCCAAATTATAGTTCAATAATTTTATGTATTTTTGTTTTTAATTGGTTAAGCTCATTGTGTTGGGTAAGTAAAACACAATTTCTGTAATGTTTCCAATCTATTCTAAATTTAGTATCTACTACCCCGCCATTAAGCTTTTTAATTAATTCATTTAAAGCATTAATAGTATATAAGGTATTAGATTCTTTTTTTCTATGTACTAAGATAGTATTTGGGGGTATAGAATAAACGTTCGTTTGATCCACATTATATGTAACCACATACTCCTGTGTATCTAAAATTTCAAGAACAAACATTTTATTATAAATAATTGTATAATTTTCCCTAATTTCTTCAATAAGGTTATCTAAGTTATCTAAGTCTGTAAATGTACAGAACAATTTGTTATCCAAGTCTTTAATATTTAGTAATGATGTTACTACATCATAATTCATATTATACGTATTTGGACTTTTATTTAAAATCATAGTCATAACCTTCTTTTGTTTTTGTATTTAATTTATATTTTTTAAAAATAACATCTATTTCTTTTTTAATCATCTCATCCTCCTCACTTAAATCAAATAGAAATGAATCATAAGTATAAAGTACCAATTTAGTTTTTTTCCCAACTAACATGCTACATATATCCCATAATATACGAACGTTCATCGACGTCTCCAAATTTTGTAGCAAGTAATTAAACAGTTTTTGTGGGTTCATTTCCCCTAGGTTTTCCTTTTTATATACAAAATTAGAAACAGGGCAAGTTATTTTACCCTCACGCTCAAACTCTTCCCAAAGTTCTTTTACGTATATACTAATTTTATTAAAAAACTCCAGGTGCTCATATTGTTTGAATACTCCTCCGTATAATTGTTTAAACGTTAATTCCTTTGCTTTATTATAATCGACTTTGTATAATTTGGAAAAATGAGTGTGAATATCACTAGTGGGGAAATTATAATTAATGAGACGACAAGACAAGCTAGGATGATAAGCAGAAATATCCACTTCATACAAAACATCATTACTTGGGATAAAACTTTTCCTACATCCATTTTCTTTATTGAGTGCTGCATAATTTACATTTTTAAATTTATTTGATGGTCTAGTTGTTGTTGTTTTTAAGTTGAACTGAGTGAAGACGTATTCACCATTAACGGGGTGGAAATATTCTTCGAAGGTTTCATTGTGTATTCGTATTCCACTTCGCTCGATGGAGTTGAATACCAAGGATACTTTATTGTTATAGAATTCATCATATTTTGTTTTTTCTTTGTTAATATTCGCTTTTAGATCCCCCCAAATCGTTTCACATACTTCATAATGTTTAACAATCGGTATAATTAAGTTTAATTCCGGATTATCTCCATGTTGTCTATAATATAACTCATGTGTTTGTGTTGTGGGTCGTATATACGTAGTAGGGGGTGTATTGATGTCATAAAGAGCTTTGAATAAATTTGGATAATAATGTAATATTTCCTTTTTATCCCTACAATATAATGTTTCAAATTTTTCTAATAGTTTGTCTATACCCGTATTTAACGCATTTAAAGATTCGCTATGTGCAATGCATACCATAAAACCTTTAGTTGCTTTAATTGGTCTAATATACACCAAACTTACATGGGATTGAGCCGGGTGAATAGCATTACTAAAAGGGATTACTTCAATGAAGGCCTTTTTATAACTACTATTTATTAAAACATTTAATTGACTTTCGTCTTCTACTAACCAATACATTTATAACCATTTTACTCTAATATACGAATAATTTATCTAGTATCCACTCTCTCTTGAGATGTTTTTTCTAATTGAAGTACCTACTTCTCTATTTAAAATTGGGGGTTTAAGGTTATTTTCTATTTTTTTACCCTCAAAAGGTATTAAAATACGATGTGGGGAAGCAGTATGAAATCTACCTTCCATGATTACCCCCCTAATTGGGAAGATATGATAATCTCCAGCATAATTTTCATTAGTGTCTTGAACCTTTAATTCACCCCCTTTAGTTGAATAATATTTATTTTTTGTAGGGCGAAAGAATTTTAAATATCTACCTTTAAAGAAATTGGAAAATCCTCTAATATTATTTTCTTTTTCATATAGTAAAACTATATTTTTATTAATATTATAAACTTCTATTGGTTTGCCTACCAATATCCAATCTATTTTAATAGCGGTATATAATTGATATTGAACTGAAGGGTTCAATGTAAAAAAGTTATTATAAGTTTGTAAATTAACTTCTAGGTAAATGTTATTAATATTGTGTTTAAGAAAGTGTCTTTGGTATTGTTGATCTGTGTAATCCTCTTCAGTAGGGAAAACTATATTTCCTTGTGGGGGTGAGGGTAATATTACTGTAGATTTAGTAGAACTCAAATATGATAAAGGTAAAGTATTTGTGGATGTTGCTGTATTAGAGTCAACTAATGATACCTGATTATTAAGGTTAGCAATAGGGTTTTTGGATAATGGTCTATTACTTCCATCTTGTGGGGTTTTACCTGTAAAAAATTTCCCATCAGAGGTTTTATAATAAGATCCAATGTAATATTCACTTGTCCCTACTATTTGGAATTCTTTTCCATTAGTAGATAAATTAGTTGTTATTTGGGATTTTGGGTAATACATATTTTTTTAAAATTTAGGACCTGTAGTATATGCTCCCGGGTTGTAGACAGGTTGGGCTGGTGGTGCTGTATAAGTATACCCTGACAGGTAAGTTTTATATTCTTTAGCTCTTCTATTAACTAATCCTGGTACAAATCCTACAAATCCTTTAGCTGTAGTTCTGTAAATAAGGATAACCTCTGCTGCTTCTCTATACTGTTTTTTATTAATTCTTTCTCTAAGAGGAGTACGTCCAGTGGTTTTGGATGAATCGCCTATTGAACCTGCATTCCAAGCAATACTTACTAGAGCATCAAATTCTTCTTGTCTTAGAGGAACATTAATCGCATTTTTAACTCTATTTTCATATTCAGTTATTTGCTTTAGTAAAAGAACATCTGCTTCTGCTTTAGTCATAGTACTATCCCATTTTAATTCAGGGAATGTAGGTTTAGTAAACCCATACCCTATAGTAAGGGTTCCTTGAATTGGGGTTGATGCTGTAAGAGTTGCGTTTGGTTGTTTATCATCATATGCGTTTGAGCGAAAACCTTCTACTTTTTTAATATTTTCTAATTCTGTTTGACTTATTTTAAGATTTGAAATTTCTATTCTCCCAAGTGAATTATATGCTTCTACCTCTTTTTGATTAAGATTAGCTATATTAGTGTTTGTAATCTCAGTATTCACTGTATTTAGAACTGCAAAACTTAAAAGAGAAGCATCAAATGGTGCTGTTTTGGGGACTGAAATTGTATGTAATGATGTACCCCAATTATTACTAGATATATCGTGGTTTACTTTTGTAATTATAAAGTTTAAAGCAATTGGGTATTGTCTAGGTAAAAATCTTTGATTAATTGATAAAGCATTATAAATTTTAACTCCAGATAATCCATCAATAGTTAAACTTAAATCCGCAGGAATAAAACCTATAGTATTTGATGGGTTTTTCGATTGATTATAAACTTCATTATTAACACCAGTAATAAAACTTTTAAATAAAGTTTTTCCTAAACTATAAAAATCATCATTTAGATAAAAATATAAAGCGCTATATTTAAAATTTCCCTTTGTATTTCCCCCAAAAGCTTCAAGTAACCATCCTAAATAATTGGTAAGTGGTTTTGGTTTTTCCTTAGATGGTTTGTCTTTATTTATTATTTGTTGTATTCTTTTCCAGCCTTTTGCTTCTCTTACATATTCTGCCCAAGTTACATTTCCATAATCTCTCTGAGTAACAGGACATTCGTCAACATCTTTTACTCCTGTGTTGGTAATTCCATATATCGTGGTTTCTTTTTGGTCTCTTGCAAACCAATCTAGACCATCCATCCAATCAGGTAAATAACTTTCATCTACAACACATTTATTAGGGTCTTTCCAATGTTTAGACATTTTTACTAAGTTCTCTGCTGTTAAAGGGAAGTGTTCTGGAGTTGATCCTGAAATGTTTAAAATGGTTTCATCGGGGTCATCATAAGTGATAGCATAGGCATCTTCTAACCCATCATTCCATTTAGAAAAAGCAGTACCATCATAGTTTTTTGTAGTTTTATTTTGAGCAGTAGCACCAACAGTAATCATACTGGCTAATTCAGGACCTATTTTAGTCTTAAATCCAAAATCTCTTACAAAATTTGAAGTTGAACCTGAAGGTGAAAATCCATAAATTTCAAATGGGACCGTTTGACCAAATCTATTCTTAAATTTTGTTGAAGTTTCAATTCCAGGAATAGGATTTTGATCTATTATTTTTATTATATTATCATCTTCTATAATAGGTTCAAGTTTATTAATACCCCCTAAAGAAGAGTTTATATTATTACATATATCTTCTAAAAATTTATAAATACTTATTTCTCCATCATTTGTATTTTTTTGGAGTGTATTTGAGATAAAATCGTAATTTAGGTAAATATTCATAATATTACCATATAATACATTTGTATCTTTTTCAACTTCAAAAAAATCTTTTAATTTAGTAAAAGAACCATGGTCGTTTTTAACTGCAGTAGGTTTATTTTTATAATCTTGTTTACTCCTTAAACTAATATTTTCTGAAAATTGGGGTGCTATTAAGCATACTTTAGGATTAAAAGAAATTTGGTTTGGAAAAGCTGAACATATACTATCTCCGGACACGTCAAATTCTAATATTTTACCACCATTAATTGAAGGGACACATAAGTTATTTAGTTTCTCTAATAGTGCACTAAAAGTTAAAAAATAGGTGTATTTATTACTGTCTACTCCTGTAGGGGGGTATTGTAATTCTTTATTTTTCTCTTTTTCCTCTTCAGTCTGTTCTTTAATTGTAAATTCTTTGGCATAACCTGCATTTGCAAACCATGAATAATAATTAGTTTTCCAACCCCACCACTTATCCGGGGTACTTGAAGCTATATCATTATATAAGTCAAGGGATAACGTAGATGATCCAGCATTAGTAACAATAGGACTTTCAACATCTAATAGTTTATTTGTAGCTTTATTACCTGCGGTAAATATTTCGTCTAATTGAGCAGCTGTAGTTAATTGAGAAGGTAAATTTACTTTTAAAGATTCAATAACATCCCCTATTGTAATTAATTTTAAAGTTATGTCATAAGTACCATCAGGTTGAAAGCTCCAATCAAAGTTAACTACTTTTCCTAAAAAACCATCGTAATTTCCATCATAATCTCCCCTATATCTAGCAATAGCTTTTATAACTTTTCGATAATTATATGTAGAAAAATCTTGAAACCATAAATCTTCAGTTAAAGTATTCCCTACATGTTTGAAATTCTCATCTTTATCTAAGTATTTATCCCATCCCCATTCTAATAACATACTATACCCTAATCTTAAATATAAAAGTTCTATTAACTCAAATTGAAATAAATTATATGCTTTTAATTCTACTGTTGCTTCCCGAATTGAACCTCGATTTTTACAATCAATTTTAGCTGATATTAAACCCGGGGCAGGGACAATACCAAAGTCTGTTCCTCCTAACCCATAACTATTATCATTCCATAAACTGTTAGTTGAAGATACCCCAAATCGAGAAATATGGGACCCTTGTGAGGTTTTTTCATTTTTATCATTATAAGTTGATGGGTTTATTTCTGTAAGAGTATTAAATAGAACAGCTTTTCTTGCTAATTGGTTTCCTGTAAATTCACCTGTGTTATTTATTCCTATATCTCTTAATCTTTGTTCTCCTGAACTGATAGTTGAATCTTCAAATTCTTTAGAACCTGTATTATAAGTGGCAATAGAATTAGTATTTGCTTTTTTTTCTTCATCAGTTTGACTTACAATTCTTACTGAGGAAGCAAGTTTTAACCAAGCATTATTATTATTTAATAGGATAAGATCAGTATTATCCCTCGCTTGCTTTCCTTGTAATCTTTGTCGTACTTGGATTTGTAGAGCGACGAAAGGATCTATTTTTTCTCCTATTATACTCATTTTTTAAAAACTATTTAATTTATTATATGCACTTTGTATAGCATCAATATTATTTGGTATTCTAATTTGTACCCCTAATGGTAAATAATATGAATCTTTAGATAATGAAGGGTTAGCTGATGAGATTATCCACCATAATGAAGAATCATTATAGTAGTTATTAGCTATAATATCAAATCTATCCCCTTCTTCGGCATAAATATATATATCATTAGGGGATAAAGAAATCTCAGGGTATTTTACACCTTTATAGTATCTTATACCTCTAGTTCCATTAGGGTTAGTTTTTGTTAATATTTTATTTCTTGTATATCTTCCCATTTTTTTTATTTTTGTGGGATATAATTAAGATTATTACCACCTCCATTATAGTTGTTCTGCCCCCCCGCACTTGCTAATGCAATATAATGTTCTGGTCCGTATTCTCCAACGAATGTTCCACCTCCTTCTAATACTTTACCGCCTGCGAAATTATTATTTTGTACTTTAGGAACAAAATTATGGATTGGTATAAAATTAAACCCTGTAACTTTAATTATCATAGGTAATTCTTTAACAGAGGGGTCTGTAAAGATTTCTCTATCTGGGTTGCCTTCTGTACCGGGAACGTATCTTATATTAGTACTATCAGGAATAGCTATTTCCCAAGGTGATTCTGTAGGAACATCTAATGTTAACCCTGTCATTATACCTACTTGTTCATAACACCAACCACCAATTGTTAATGATATTAAGTTGCCACCCATATATCCTGTTTTTGAATATGAGGGAGCTGTAACAGAAGCTAAGTAATTTAACTTTTGATACATTGGAATCAATTCTTGTTTAGATTGTGCAGCTACGGTCCAAGATAAAGATATATTTCTATCAAATCCTTGGTACTTATAAAAGTTTTCACCTCTACCCATAAATTTTTGGGACTGCCAATCAGAACTAAAATTATCACTCATACTATCGATATGAGCTCTAAAATGAATATATGTTTTTAAACTTGGGGTTTCATTATTTATTACTCCAATTCTAAACTTTACTAAATCATTTTTAATATTATTTTGAGTAACATCCTTTGATTGATATATAGGTAATGCATTAATTTTGTCTAATGCATTTTTGTATCCTGAATTGCCTTCTACTGTAGAAGAACCTGAAATTTGGAAACCTACAGTATAACTACTTCTATTTCCACGCCTTCCTGGGTCTCCTAAATTAACTCTTTGTTCTATATTCTTTCTAGTATAATCTAAAGATGCTGGTATTTCTGCACTCCCCGAAGGTGCAATAATACTCGTAAAAGAAGGTTTATTAAATAATGAATCTTTACTAGTTGGAGAATAATCCTCAAGTTGTTTTTGGGTAAATACTTGTATTGGTGTTGAATTCTGTATTCCACTTGATAATTTACCAGTGTTTGTTTTTAATAATGTTCCAGATTCATAAACACTAGGATTACGGGTATCTAAATAATCTTCTCTAAAAACTTCCGATGCTAATACTGAATCTAAATTAGAATATATTAATTGTGGGGCTAAAAAACTTAGGGAAAATGGAGGGTTATTAAACCCATCTTTACCTCTAAATATGTCTTTATTATCAATAAATTGTTGAGGTATAAATCTACTATTTTTAAGTTCTAACTTAGAGTTGTTAATACCCGTTCTTTGGTCAGACTCCATTGTAATTTTGGTCTTACCAATACCTAATGTAGCACCTGGCCCCCCAGAGTATGAGTATAAATCGTTTACATCAGTTTGTTTTTCATCTATTTTATTAAGTAAACCAAATAATCTACTTTTATTACCTTCATCACCTCCAGTAGCTATAGTATTTAAATAAGTAGGTAAACCTAAGGGGCTATTACCATTTGGGCTTCCTTGTGTGGTTTTAAATTTAAAAGGGTTTAAACCTTGTTTATTTGTATGTAAACCAATCTCATTTCCTGCAGCTTGAGCTAAAGTACCTAATGGTGTATATACTCCTTGATTTAAAGGTACATTATCTTTTATAAATTGTCCTATAGCACCTAATGTACTAGTTACACCTGAGTCTTGGGTATAAGATTCATAACCTTTTTCTGAATTAACATTTGTTAAGGATAGGACATTTTGTTTTACTATAAATAAGGGTCCGTTTGGTGACTTAAAATCAAAAAACATTTTGGCTAATCTAGAAACATCATTTACTACTATTTTGGGTAGTAATGTCCCACCACGTAATAAAAAATCAGGTCCTCCTGTTCTTCCTATTTTAGAAAAACTTTCAGGGATTTTTGTTGTTACATAGGGTTGGTTGCTGTTTCCACCACCAACTGTGTCTTTACCATACCTAAGAGATCTTAGATTGGTTGTTAAGTTAACTAGACCCATCTATTTATCCAGGTAAGTTATTCAAATATTTTTGTGATGGGGTTACATTACCTCTATCTAATAAAGATGGAGATGGTAGAACACCATTATTAGGTTCTACACTCATTGCATTTGGATCACCTATAGTTGAATACTCTTTATGTAAAGTAGACTGTTGGAAATTGGGGGTTGAAGGGGTTGCACCATCTAACCCACTTAATTGCGAACCTTGTTGTGTTAATTTGTTTAATAAACTCATAATTATTGATTTTTATTATAAATATTGAACTATTGTACTTCGTATAAACCTAAAGGAGCCATTTCTGGTGTCTTCTTAAATATTTTTTCTAATAGGGCATTTGTTGTACTCATATCTGTACCTCCTCCACCTTGTCCTAAATTAGTTCCGGCTACTAAAGTATCTTGATTATTAAGTGCTATTGAACCCTTTGGAGTAGAAACAATACGATCCCCATAACCCGCAGGGATAACACCATCATCCATTGTTTTTGCTTTGGAGCCTGCTGAAGACATTGCTGCTACTACTCCTGCTATACCTGCAGCAATTGCAATAGCACCTATACCCAAGGTTGCAGCTGATGCCGAAGTTACAGCTGCTATCGCCCCTGTTATTAAAGCTGGAAGTTGTGCTGCTGCTGCTATACCTGCTCTAATTAAACCCGGAACTAGGGATCCTACTACTGCTATACCTGCTACTGTTAATGCTGCCGCTATACCAGCAGTTACTGGTCCCATATTTGCTAATGTTTCTTGTAAGGATACAGTAGGGTCAATAATTGCATTTATTATTTCAGATATACCATTAAATCCTTCTAAAATTGGAGTTATTAAGAAAGAAATCATTTCTATAGCGGGTACAAGTAAATCTATTATAGGAGAAATCATTTCCATTATAGGGGTTACAAGTTGTACAAAAACATCTTTAATCTTCATCATTATAGCTTCGAATTTTTCAGCTTGACTATTTTGTTCTCTTAATCCTTCAATACCATCTTTTTCTAATTCAGCTGTTGCCTGGGCTAAACCTACCTCTTTTATCCTAGCATTTAATAATTTTTCTTTTTCCTTTGCTTCATCTCCTGTAGCTCCTGCTAATTGTTCTTGAACAAATAAAGTTTCTGCTAAACTATCTCTATTCATACCAACAGATTTAGCTAATGCATCTTGTTGTAGTCTATTCATTTTAGAAAAATCTGCAGAGGAACCTATTTGATCTGATATTTCTTTAGCTACTGTAGCTAGATCATTGTTTAAAGCTGCCTGTCTTGCTTTTTCTAAGTTAATATCCTTACCTAACAATAATTCAGCTTGTAATTCGTTTTCAATGGAGGATTCAAAATCAAGTAAACTATCTGCTATGCCTTCAACTTTAGACATTTCCATACCTAAAGCTTTAGCAGTTGCTACTGCCTCACCTATTAGTGCAGGGTTTTTACCAAATGATAATGTAGTGGCTGCTGAAACTTTACCTATATCTTTTAATAGTGATTTTTCATTTAGTAAAACACCATTTTGCATTGCTGACATTTTAGCTTGAGCCATAAACTCACCTGTAATGTCATTCATAGATTTGCCTGTAGCTAATGAAATATTATTAATGCCTATTAATTCTTCATTAGTAAATCCTGCCATGTCTCGCATTTCAGTAAATGCAATAGCGTTTTCACCTGCTAAAACAACACTAGTTCCTAGAGCATTGTTTATAGCCATTTGGGATTCTTGTATTCCCTTAGTAGTAACAAAAATATTTCCAGAATCATTAGCTTGCTTTGCAAATTCTTTCCTAGTTGCTAGAGCTTCAGTATAGCTCATATTTAGATTCTTAGCTAAATCACCTGCCCCAGAATCTACCCCTTTTATAGCATCTATAAGTTGATCACCTAAAAATTTAGCTAATGCTAAGGGATCTGTAAGGTTCTTCATCATGGATTTACCCAATGAACCTATACCTGCTTTTAAAATTTGTACTTTACCCCCAAACGTTGCTGTTTCTGTCCCCCCTTTAGTAACTTCATCCGCTACTTTAGACATTGCATCTTCAGCATCCTTTATTCCCAGTTGGTCAACCAGACCACCCATTCCTAATTTATCTAAGGCGGATTTAAGACCACCAATCATAGCACCCCCTAGACCCATAGCATCAGAAATTTTTTCTTCTTCAGCAAGTCTTTTTTTAGCAGTAGTTAATAAATCATTATATAAAACATTTTCATTTGCTAAAGTTCCTTCAATTTCAACTAAAGCTGCTAATTCTCTATCAGTTATTGAATTAGCATCATATTTTTGTTTAAGATTTGTATAAAGGGTTTTTTGGTTTTCTTTTTCAGCCTTAATTTTATCTTGGATAGATATTAATTCTTTTTTACTAAGTTTATTAATACCTACTTGATCATTTTGTAGTTTTTGGGCTAAACCCGATAGGGCATTAAATGATTTTTTTGCATCCGCTAGTGGTTTACTAGTTTTTTGCATTTCTTGAACTACATTTTTAAAACCTGAAGCGATACCTGAAATATCATTAGTAGCATCTTGAAGTTCTTGTTTAAGGGATTTAACAACTCTTTCAGCCTCATTAAGTTCCTTAGTATCAAATATTTTAATCTGCTTACCACCCAATTGCTTATTAAGTTCTTGGATTTGGTCATTAAGTTTTTTTATTTGGTCTAGGGCCGCCATGAGTATAAGTGGTTTTGTTATAAATATTACTACTTATAACTTGTTTTACCCTTATATGGTTTAGAGGCAGCAGCAAAATCTGGGGTGTTGATCTTACCATCAGGGTTAATCATATTTTTTGTTCCTTTACCTTTACTATTTGACTTTTCGTATTCATCCTTTTCATTTTTATAAAATTTATCTATTTCAGAAAATGTATATTTACGAAGCCATATAGGCATATTATAAACAGAATTATAGTCATATCCTCCCTTACCATGGAATAAAATTTGGTGGATTTGAGAAAAAAGAGATTTTCTAAATAAAGGTGCTGTATTAATAGTCAGGCCAAAAAAAGTTTAGGCCAATAGGGACCTCTACCTCCTCTCCTGTATCTAAGATGTAGGATAAGTTTACATCTGGTTGAGTATTTTTGATATGGTCTCTAAAAGCACGAGAATCTCTAGCTAAAAAATAATTATCAACAAAGTCTCTAATGTCTTTTTTTTCATCTTTTCCGTCTACTGATAATATCATATGTTTTAATCTTGTAGATAATTCGGGAGATACATCCTTATTTATTTTCTTTAAACCTGCTACTTCTCTATTTATTTGCTTTTCATCAAAGCCTGTAATGAGTTTATATGTAATTATTGTACCTGTTGATGGTAAAGTATATGAAAATTCATTTTTACCCGCTTCAAATTCAGATTCATCAAATTCTTTGTTTTCTAATGTAGAACAATCTATAATATGGGATTCACCTTTTATTTTTACTTCATAATCTTTACCATACCCTAAAATACGAGAAGCTATTAATAATGAGTTTTTATCTCCTACTATTAAATCATCGATTTTAATATTTTTATCAACAATTAAAGAGTCCAATAATTTATCTAATACTGTACCTTTTTGGATGTAAGATTGATTAGATAAAATATCTTCTTCCCTAGCAGTCATATATTTCATTTCTACTTTACCGCTTGATAGTGGATTGTCTTTTGAATAAATCAGACCTTTAGAAGGTAATTCAACCTCTTCGGTTGGGAATTTAAATTCGCTCATATAAATTTTATTTAGTTATAACTTTGTTATCTTAGTATACATATGTAATATAAAAAAAAGCTTGGCCGAAGCCAAGCAATTTTCAAAAGGAAGGGTAAAAAAATTATTTTTTAGAAATTTAATATACAATAATCAGGTTGTACTGTTATTTGTAATTCAACAGCAGCACTTTCGTTATCCCAATTGTAATCTCCAAAAGTAGCTTCTGTAATCATTGCTCCTTTGATAATCCATTCAGATACGATATCACCTACAGGTCCTAATACGTTCATAGTTAAATCTTTTTTATAGAAATCACTATACCCATCTCTACCTGTTACAGATTCGTGGTGTAGTCTAACCCACTCCATTACTGCTTGAGCACCACTTGGAGTAATTGGATCAAATAACGTCATTTGAATTGTATTCCAAAGTGTTTTACCTTTAACATATCTTGCAACGTTAATATGGTTCAACTGAACTGATCCTTGAGTTAATGAAACAGCTCCCATACCTTTAATTTGGTATGAAGGAATCCCATCAACATACATGATAAATCTGTTCTGTTGCTTTGGCTCAAAAGCTGTATAAAATATTTCGTTTGGGTCTAATACTGCCATTTTATTTTATTTTATTATAAATATTATTATATTTTGTTTTTATTCAGGAAATGTTGCTCCAGTTGGTAAAACATTGAAATCTAAAATTACGAATTCAGCTGTTTTAGTTGGTTGTAGGTAAATTTGTCCTACTAGCTCATTTCTATCAATAACATCTGGTGTGTTGTTTGTCTCATCCATTACAACTTGGAAAGCATATAATCCTTGTCTTTGTTGTACTGATTCTAAGTATGGGTTAACTTGTGCTAAGAAATTATTTCTTGTAGCGATTGTATTTTGTTCAAATACTAAGTTATCTGATACTTGAGTAATATAGCTTTTTAAAGCAATTAATAATCTACGTACATTTACACGATCTAAAGCACTTGCTCTTTTCTGTAAAGTTTTCTGTCCAAATACTACAACTCCACTTCCTGGGAATGTAGCAATTGGGTTAACATTTGCTTCGTATAATGTATCTCTATTACCTGATGTTAATTTTCTTTCAGCTCTAATTACACTTCCTAAAGCTCCTCTAATTAGACCTGCTGGTGCGAACCATGGGTCTGAAGATGCATCAGTAAATGCATATACTGCTGGAATATACGTTGAAGCTGGCGCCCAAACTGTTTGTCCAGTAGCTGCGTCGATTGTTTGTAACCATGGCCAATATGTAGCTGAGTATGATGTATCATATCCTGCAGCTTGGTTTGTTACGGTTCCAATAGTACTATTATAAGGTACTAAATCAATTACAGAAATACAATCCGTTCTACCTTGTGCTAATGCTACTAATGAAGTAACTTGAGCTCCATGTAAAGATCCTATTAACCCAGGGGCTGATATTACATTAAATTGGTAATCATCAACATTGGATAATAACTTAATTGAAGACGTATAATCGTTTGGAGCAAGACCTTGTATATTAGTTGAAGTTATATTTTCATTAAATCTAGCTTGTTGGTCATCTCCAAAATTAACTCCTGTAGCAGAAGTAAATGAACCTGAACCTACAGCTGGCATACTACCTGTAAAATTATTTTTAAAAGTTCCGTTATTATCGAAATATTGTGGTGTTGGAGTATTTACAGCACTAACATAAACATAAGCACTTCTGTTAACATAACTACCATTAGTTTTAACATAGTAATCAGTTCCATCTTGTTCTATAGTATAAAAAGTATCACCTATAGCTTTTGCTATGTAATTAGGGGCTGTAGGATCTAATGATAAATTATTATATGATTCTAATATAGCTTTTTGGTTTTGAGTATCATTACCGCGTCTAATAAATAATGAGAATTGACCTGAAGAAGTATTAACAGATCCAATTTCCCATCTAATATTATCAGATGAACCACTATCTAATGTACCACCAGCTGAATCTGCTGTTTGGTAATTATTCATTATAGTTCCTTCAGAAATTGTTGATAATTGAAAAGAGGTTTTTTGGTAACCTGCATCATCACTATCGCCAAACCCTAAAGTAATAATACCAGAATTATTAGCGGCTGCTTCACTTCCTGAAGTAACTGCAGATGTGAATGATCCTGTTACTACTCGAGTAACTAAAAGGGATTCACCACCTTGAGCAAAATAATTTCTTGCTGCTACTGAGTTTAAATATGTGTAGAATTGGGATCCGCTTTCTACAGACCCTCCAAAAATAGCTTCATATTGAGAAAAAGAACTAACTGCTGTTGGGATATTAACTGGACCTTTTACTGCTGGTCCAATAATAGCGGCACCAAAAGTTAAGGGTCTTCCCCCAATAAATGATGAATCATTTTCTCTTGCTAATACACCTGGAGATATTAAAGTTTCTGCCATTGTTATGTTTTATTATTGTTTTATTTTATTATAAATATTAGAAATGTTTTCAAGAAATTATTTTATAGCGGTAAATTCCCCACTTTCTAAATCAATGTTACCTTCTCCGTACTTATCTTGTAATTCTTGAGCAGTTTTTAATTGTTTTGCTTCTAATTCTTGATATTCCTTTATTAATTGTTCTTTATTCCTTTTAAATAAGTTAATTTGTAAATCTAATTTACCTAAGTTTACTATAATTGTATTAGTATCCTCTTGATATTTTTTTAATACTTGTAACTCTTCATTCAATAACTTTTTACTTTCCATTTTAAATATTTTAATTTATAATAAATATGTAATAGGAATGTTAAAATTAATTTCTACTACGACCATCTGAAGTAGGATTTTGAGTTATTTCGGTTGAATTCTGTAAATTACTAACTGCTTCAGTTGTTATAGTAACTTTTGCTTTAGAATTATATACTTTAGTTGCATTTAACTCTTTTTGAATTGTATCCGGAATTATATACCCCCTTAATCTTAAAGTAAACTCACCTTTTACTAATCTATCTTGACCTTGAGTTAATTCTGTTGCTGTAGTAAATTGATCAATAAACGCTCTAAATTGAAATCTATCAGGATTACCCCAATATGAATCAGACGCATATTCACAGGCTTCAATTACTTTATTTAATTGTTCCATATAGTATGTTTGAATCAAACAGCTATATTCTAATGTTACATAATCAGGTTGTGCTACTATATGAAATTTTTCTACTGGTTTTCTATTATTTAATGTTGAGAAATTACTATAAAAATTTTTAGAACTAAATTGTTTAGACCAAGTCCCATATAAGTTAGGTTGATTAGCATCTAATTTATTAGCCACTGATCTATCCTTTGAGATATTATTTCTTTTAATTACAATAATAGGTAACATTATAGCACCATCTTTATCTCTATATGAACCATCTTTTTGATATTGGTTCCATCTTTCAGAAGCACCATATAATACCGGAACATCTCTTCTAGTGCCGTTTTGATATACAAAGGGTTTTATAATATTTTTAAAATAGTAAAATACAGATTCATCTAAATCTTTAATACCAACAGAATATTGTTTTGTTTTATCCTCCTTAAAACTCATTTTAGTAGACCTATTAAAAGGAACTCCAGTTTCTTGGTAATTTGAGGGTGTATTAGTTAATTCATTAACATCATTAGGGTTAGTTTGTATTCCCCTACCTTCAATCCCAGAAAATGGGGATTGTTTTTGTTTACTTAAAGTTAACTGATATTTTGGTTGTGGTTTTCTAGGTGTAGCCATTAAAATCTTTCTTTATAAGGTGAAATATTAACTTTATCTGCAGGAATATAATAAGTAGAAGCTAATATTGAAACGCTTTCTCCAAATTTATCTAACCCAGGGTTTAATGGGTTTGGGGTACCATCATAGTCATTATTTGGATATGCAGGATTTTTACCTCCCCAATACTGGTTAGAAATAGTACCTTGAACCCCAAAATAACTTTCTTCGTATAAGATTATATCTCCAACTTCAGGTACAATATTGGCTTTAATTAAATCATCCCTTAAGAAGAAAAAATCTATATTTTGTTCTTGGGTAATAAGTTCAAAATTACCTCCAGGGAAACTTTCGTCACTTCTATTTATTAAAACATTAAACAAAAATGGACCATTATAATATTTTTCCTCAGCTGCTTCACCATATAAATTTACTTTAGTTTCTTCTAATTTGAATTGGTATATAGCACATTGTTGAGTAATAATATTACCCATTAATTCTCTATTAAGATGTCTTAATAAAGAAACGTCTCGTGCTGATGTAAACATTGCCATATTATGCTATATAAATTGTGTATGGAACTTTTTGTAGTTCTAGCATTTTTGATTCCCCCTCTTGTGCTCTTCTTTCTAAAGAGGCTTTTCTAGAAGTTTCATCAAAATATGCTCTTAATCTTTCTATTAATGCTGTTTTTTCTGCTGTTGCTGCTGCAATTAAATCTGATTGGTTTAATGTAACATCAGAATTAGGAATTGGAATAGTTCCATATTTACCTCTTACATACCCTAGCATTTCTTTAGATAGTGCTAAAGCAAATTCAAATATCCATTGTCTACCTACTGAATTGATAAAATCATAGTTAGGGTTATTAAAGGGAGCATTGGAAACATTTGTTATTTTATCAGGCATTTGTTGTACTGAGGTAGCAATTCTTTCATCTCTTAAAATATATTCGAACCACACTTTGTGTGTTGTTTCTTCAGAATAATTACTGAAATTAGGAATAGGGAATAGTCTTAATTTATCATTTCTAATTTCAAAGCTATATTGATTCCATCTAACTTGTTGATTCATTTCAATAGCTTGTATTACTTGCATATCGTAACTTAAAGGCATAGTTAAATAACCAGTACCACCTCCAAATCCACCTACACCTGCTATACCAGCTGCTACTGAACCACCAAATCCCCACCCAGTATAAGGGTCTAGATATTGAGCTGATGCTGGGACAGCTTGTTCATAAAATACTCTTTTAATTTCAATACCATTTTGATATTCAGAACCTGTATACCCACTAGCTGTCATAAATGTAGAAAATGAGTAGTCTTGAATACTAGAGGTTAATTCAAATGAACCAGAATAATATGGAACATTACCCCCTGAACCTGCTTCTGCACCATACATTTCTGATAGTCTTACTATGGGTTCAAAAGTGGGAGTTAATAATGCTTGGTTTAATGAAGAACCAGTTGTTAATCCTTCTAAAGATAATTGATTATCTCTTATTTTATAAGCATATAATTCGTTACCATATGTAGTAACTGCTTCTTCAAAAGCTGTAAATATTGATCCTGATTGTAATTCTACATCTACTATAGGATAACCTAATCTAGAAGCTACAAATTTAGCTACCTTTACAGAATCTGTTCTAAAATCTGATTGGTCATTGTAAAATCCAAATGGAACTGCATTTGGGTTCCAAATTGGACAACCATCATATATAGGAATGTTCATATGCTTATATTTTATTTATAAATATTAAATTAATTTTTATTATTATAAATATAGGAACCTGAGGTTGTGATTGATATTCCTTTATTAATTGCTTCTTCGTAATATTCTAACAAATCTTCAACAATTTCATTTCTATGGTTTGTTGTTAATGTAATAGCTTCTAAATTTTTAATTTTTCGGGAGGCTGTATATAAAAATTTAAACCCTGAATCTGATTTCTTTTTAAGGTCTGTTTGGTGAGAATCACCACATATCATCATTTTGCTTCTTAATCCTAAACGTGAAGTAATCATTTCCATTTGTTCATGGGTTACGTTTTGGGCTTCATCTACAATAATCATTGAATCTAAAAATGTTCTACCCCGCATAAATGATACAGGTACAATTTCTATTTTACCATCATTTATTAACTTTTCAATTTTTTCTTTATCGTATAAAGCAAAGAAATTTTGATAAATAGGTTGAACCCATGGATCCATCTTTTCTCTTAAATCACCAGGTAAAAAACCTATTTCTTCTTTTGATACAGTAGGTCTGGTTATTATTATTTTGTCATATTGTCTCCGTAATAGACCATCTAGGGCAACATTACATGCAAGCAATGTTTTTCCACTACCTGCACCCCCTCCCAAGAGGGTAATTGTATTATCCAGGATGTGTTTTTTAGCGTCTTTTTGTTCTTCATTAAGTTGGAGTTTGAACTTAATTGGATTTTTAGGAATTCTCTTAGGACGATATACATCATCCGTATGGGGTTTACTTGCCATAAATTCTTGAAATTTGGAGTTATGTGTTGGGTGAACAAAACCGTTGTAAATACGTTAAAAAACCATAGAATTTTAATATAGCTATATAATGAGATAAATATAGTTTTAATATAACGCATTTTATTATACATATTAAAAGATAAAAAAACCCGGCCTAAGCCGGGTTAATTTATTGAGGTATTTTATCGCTTTTTAACCTATTTTCAAGTGCCTCCATAGGCTGTGTGTTAGTATAATGAAAACATTCATATAATTCTTTTTCATTATTTAAATCAAAAGAGGCTATAGGTTTAATATGGTCAATATGCCAATAACCCCCTTGATTGTCCCAATTCATTTTATCATCAAATTTTGATTCTAAGTAATTACAATAATCACCTATAGAACAACCTAGATATTCAATGGTTCTGTCTTTTTTTAATACTTGGTAAGTTTTTAAAGCCTCATGAATTCTGGTAGATGTTATATGTTTAATTCTGTAGGGTAGGTTTGTTGCGTATCTTTCTCTTTCCCATTCTCTGTATAATTCTTTATTGGTGTGGTAGTGGTTGTGGGAGTAGTTGTTAAAATATTTTTTATTTTCCTTTCGGTAGGTTTTGTAGTATTCTGCCCTGTCGTTTTTAGATGACTGGTAGTATTTTTTACTTTCTTTAAGTTTACAATCTTTACAATATATGTGTCTACCATCGGGTTTAGCTTTATTAACACAAAAATTATCTATAGGTTGGGGTTGGTTACATCTTTTACATTGTTTCATAGGACCGAATTATTCTGTTCTATTATACATATAAAAAAGAGGCGCAAAAGCGCCTCTTAGTTGGAATTTATTTAAATACTTCTAATTATAGAGTGTTTAAACCATTGATATCGATTGTACCGTAGAATTCTGGGCGAACCATTTTCTTAGCATAACGAGTCAATAGACCTTTACGTGGTGTGAAGGTATTTGGATCGTATACTAGAGGAGTCATAATTAATGGAATGTATGGAGCAAATACTGCACCAGTTTCTAAGAACTGAGAACCTCTAAATCCTAATAGGATTTTGTTAGTTGTCATGTATGGGTTCTTGTAAACTTTGTAACGTCCGTTTAATTGACCAACTTTCTGTACACCAAATGCATAGCTTGCTTTAGCAGCATCACCATCAGTATCAGCAGCAAATCCAGGAATAGATTCCAAGATAGTACCTACAGAAGGAGAACATACTAAGAAGTTAGCACCACCACGAAGAGTTTTCTGGTGAATGATGTTAGATAGTTTTTGGATTTTAGTTCCTAATGTTTGGAACCATTGTCCTTGGCTATTATAGAATCCTAAAGAGCTAATAGTACCATCAGCACCATCATCTACGATAGATCTGTTATTAACTGCAGACCATACTTCATTTCCAGCTGCTGCATTTTCTAACAACATTCCTAAGATCTCTAAGTCAATTTCTAATGAAATATACTCACTTAAGATAGAAGTTAATTCAGCTTCAGCATCTAATGCGTGGTATGCATTTAAATCTTGTGCGAATTCTGGCGTCCATACTGCTTTCAATTTTCTAGTTTTAGCAACGATTGCAGATGATTTCATCTGTACATTGATTTCTGGAATTGAGATTGCTGGAGAGTTTAAGCTATTAGGCTCTGGGTTGTTATCTTCAAAATCACCTCTGTATTGGTCAGTTGGTTGTAATTGGTAAACTACACTAACAGATCCTGTAACTGCATCACTAGCAAATGCTGATTTAGTTACAACAAAAGTAATGTTTGCACCACCATTGTAAGCAGTAAAAGCAGATACTTGAATTCCTGCAGAAGCAGAAACAGCATCATAAGCGCTTGATCCTGAGAATAATTGGAATGCAGCTACACCTTCTTTGTCTACGAAATCTAAAGAAGCTGTTGGTACTGCAATTTTGTAATATTGATTACCTGTAGCAGATGCTGAGTAGTTAGAATCGAAATCTAAATCACTCCAAGCAGCATCTGTAAAGAAAGTTCCACCAGCAGTTGCTACTGAAGAAGCTGTGTTGTTGATTGAATATCCAAATCTACCTGCACCGTAAAGACCACCTTCTGTTCCATTTCCAAAAGGAGCTGAATCAGCAGTACCGTTACCGTATAAAGAATCTCCTGCAGAGAATGGTGATTTGTCACTTCCATATTGGAAGTCTAGGAAAAATACTAGACCTGAAGGTAAGTTCATTGGTTGAACACTAACGAATTCTTTCGCTGCGATTTGACCAAATACTTTTCTTACCAATGGTAAAGCAACTCCTGCCCACTGTCCACCTACATTTACAGCAGTTTGTGATTGGAATGTTCCTGATGATGCAGCACCTCCACCTGTTTGTGAAGATTCTACTACAAGTTGTTTAGCTTGGTTTTCAAGGATCATACCCATATTACTTTTGTGGGCACCACCTAAACCTTCTAATAAACCTGTTTTTTCCCATTTGCTAGCTAATCTAGCTGCATCAGACTGCATAGACTGATATGGGTTTGCGCTTTCTAATAATGAATTTAAGCTCATGTTTAAGTTTTTTTAGTTTTTATTAATTTTAATTTTTAAATCAGACCTGCAAGCTTACGCATACGGTCAAATACTTCATTTGATTCAATAATAGGTTGTTTTGATGCTTTAGGTTCTAAACCTGTTGCTTTTGAAGCTGATCCTTTTTTAATTGATTCATTAATAGTAGAGTTAGTAATTTTATCTACTAATCCTTCGGTTAATGTTTCATAAATAGTTTTAGCTTGTTTAACATCTACTGCTTTGTCAAATGCTTTTAATACTTTAACCTTTTTATCTTCGGTTAAGTTTTTTGCTTTAAAGATTTTGTTAGTATAAAGTAATTTGGCATTTAAAAGATTAACTTCTTGTAATTCAACTTTAAGGGCATTAATTTCATCTAATGCTTCTTTAAATCTCATTTTTTCAGTTTCAGCTTCAGTTTTGTCATCTTTTTTACGATCATCACCTTCGGCTTTTTCTTTTTTAGTCATTTTCTCGTCTAACTCTTCTTTTTTAGCTTCGTCGATTTCGATATCAACATCTACATCTTCAACGTCTTCAACGTCTTCAACTTCAACATCAACTTGATCTTCTACGAATTCATCGCCTGGTTCAATTTCTCCACCTGCGACCATGTCTTTAATAACGTCTTCGATAAATCCTTTTAAGTCATCTTCTGACATGTCTTCAAGATCAATTTCTTCATCTTCAAGACCATCTTCCATGTCTTCTTTTTCGTCTTTTTCGCCATCTAAGTAGCCTTCTTCTTCAGCATCAGTACGTTCGTCCTCTTTCAAGTCCTCTTTTTCGTCCTTCATACCGTCTAAATAGCCTTCTTCTTCAGCGTCTGTACGAGCGTTTTCATCAAGTTCGTCTTTTTCTAATTCCGCTAATAGCTCATCAAGATTAATTTCTTCGTCTAATTCTTCTTCTTTTTCTTCCTGTACAGTAGATTGACCTACTTTCTTAGGTACAAGATCTTTTAAAGAATCACCAGCCGGTGAATTTTTTCTTTCAAAACTAGGAGCATCGAATTCTTCAACTGATTCTATTTCTTCTTTTACTTCTTCATCTTCTTTATCCATTTCTTCTAACTTTGCAGAAAGCATAGATTTAAGATGGGGTGTAAAAGCTTCTTCTAGAGCCAATTTGGCGTTTGCGATAGCTGTTTCTTTAACAGATTTAGCCTCAGCAATAGCCTCTTTTAACAAATCTCTGTTTGCCATAATGTCCCAAAATTTAGTTTGTGAAATACGATTATTAAGAATCGTAATAGAAATATTTATTACTCGACACCATATAAGAGATGGTGTATTATGCTTATACGTATATGAATATTTTTTAAAAATACAAAAGACGCCAAAAAGGCGTCTAATGCTTTAAATCCGTCGGTAGCGTCCGAAGAAATACTCTTTATATTATTGGGCATGCTCCTTTTGAACAAAGGATTTCATGTATTATACTGTTTACTTTTGTGTAGTTAGGTCCAGAAATTTCTTTCCCTTCTCTAAGCACATGCATAAATGAATCAGGGTTTGAAGGTGTAGAAACAAAATCCCAACATAGTAATTCAAAGTCATCTTGTACTTCCATTACACCACCTCTATCTTCTAATGAACCCATACCACGAGATGATACACCTACTGTAACACCACTTTTAACTAGTTCTTTTAGAATTTGACCTGATGGAGTTGGTAATATTTCTATTTTACCCATTACTTTATCTCCATCCCACCAATATTCATTTATAATATGAGATACATTTTTTAAATTTATAACAGTTGCTTCGGGGTGATCTAATTCACCCATTGCTCTTCTTTCTTTGATGAGTTCTGAGTATTTGTTCATTTCACGTTCCCACAAATCCTTAGAATAATATCGACCATTACCATTTTTAATTTCGGCCGTAGCTAATATACCTTCAACTATTAAGTTACCATTATCTTTATTAACATTTTCAGTTAATTGGACACGGTTATAATTTAAATTGTGGGTTTCTATTAGGAGTTGTTTATTCATCTTCTGTTTGGATTTCGTCTACAATTTCTGCTCTTTGGTAAGACTTACCACATGATTTTTCATATACTTTTTCCATTTGAGATTTCTTCTTTTCTAAAAGCTTAATTTCTCTCTGCATTTCTTTCATTTTAGTTTTATCAATTAACTCACTAAGATTTTCATCTTCTTGAATTGAACTAACTCTATCTAATTTTTCTTGTATATGGTCATGTAAAAACTCTAATTGAGCTTCCATTTTAACGATATCACTAGCTTTTCCAATTTCAGCTAATTTACTATCTATAGATTCTTTTTTCACTTTTTTCTTTTTATCTTTAGAGGCATTTTTCATTGATTCTTTTTTATCTCCGTCACCATCAATATCTGCAAAATCAGGTTTATCAGCTTCATCCATAGGTAAATCCTTTTCTTCTACTTCATTATATAATGAGCTATGGTATTGAGATCCTGCTTGGTTAGCTTGAAATTCATCTTCGGACATCATTTGTCTAATCATATCCCCTGATTGAGCTGCTAAAGAGTTTGGGTTACCTGAAGTTACTATACCTCCTAATGATTCTTTAACTAATTTATATAGTTTCGCTTCTTTAACTGGTACCATATCGGCTTTTCCTGTTTTTAGTTTATCACTATATCCACTTCCACCATATGTTTTACCAGAATTTTCTTCAACTTTTTGTTCTGTATATCCCACACCAACACCAAATTGACCTTCTTTTACATAATGTAATTGATCTTTAGCTAAGTTTTTAATTACTTTTTCTTGAGCTTCTTCTAATGACAATTCTGGGTTTTCTTTAATTTCATAATAAACACCATTCATCATTTCTTGGGCATTAACATTGTTAATGTTATCTATTTTAGGAGAATAATCATAGTTTCTATCATCAATATTTTCTACAGTACTATCAACTTTTTTAGCTTCTGCTTTAATTTTTTCATCTTGTTCCTTTGTATTAACTTTTTCTTCGTCGTCAATAATAGGTTTTAATGATTTTGCTTTTTCTTCAGCTAGAAAAGCTTCAAATTTACCTTCCCAAGCTTGTTTATTTGGGTTAAAATCATCAGAAGTTAGTTGAGTTATAGGCTTTAAATCTACATAATTCTCATTAAGTACACTTTTATTTTTTAAGATTTTTTCAACTTGTTCAAAAGTAGCAGAATTAGTAATTAAATTAGGGAAATTTCTTTTTGCTTCGTTTAGAAATACACCTTTATGGCCTTTTCCCTCTTTAATTAAATTATATTGTTCTTGTAATGTTTTCATTCTTCAGTTGTTAATAATGTTTTTATATCTTTTAGATAATCTTTGATTAAATCTGTTCCTGTAACTACTGAAAAACTATTTGGATTTTCTCTGTAGTATTTTATTGTTGATATTTTAGCCTGTCTTAAGGGTTTAATTAAAGCTTCTAATTCATTTTCAATTTCGCTAAAGGCATTAATCCTTTCTTCTTGAAATTTAGATACTTTACTGGTTTCCTCATTTAATTTATACTTATACATATTAAAATAATTTATCTACTTCAAGTTCTGAACCTTTCTGTACATAAGTACCATTTTTATTTTTAGGGACTAACTTATATTTAAATTGTTTTACGTAAGCATTATCTTTAACTCCATCCTCTGTTGCTTTAGGACCAGGACCTAATGTTGCTCCTACTCCTTCTTTTTTAAGCTTTTTTTTTTGTTTTTTAAAAGCATAAGGTGTATTATAAGCACCAGCACCCCCAGAAGTAGACATTTCATCTATTTCTTCTTCATTTACTACCTTTTTATATTCATCTGGATAGTTTTTTCTGATATGAGTTCTATATTGGTTAAATAAGTTACTTACATTATTTGATAAACTATCAATTGTTTGATCACCTGCTTTTTGGGCTAATTTTTTTAAAGATTGTCTTAATTCTTGAAATTCTTTAAATGTAGTATCAAAGGCAGGAACATATTCTACCTTCCAAGATACTGATCCTGTTTCAGGGTCAATATCTTTTACAGTGGTTTTTACACCCCTTTTAGTTTCAACGTCCCCTACATTAAAAGGTTCTTCTTTTAGTTTATATTTGTACGCCATTTGATGATTTAATTTCTTTTATTAATTCATAGTATTGTAACAAATCAACTAAATTATCATCGTTAACTTTAGAAGTTTTATCTAATGGTGTTAACATTTTAGATATTTCTTGAATTTTTATTTGAGTTGCTTTATCTTTTACCTTTTTAGATTCTTCTATTAATTGACTTTTTAACTTATTTATTTTAGAATTATAAAAATTTCTCAAACCTGGGGTTGAATCTACTGAATTGATATATTCTTTAAGAACTTGTTTTTGATCTTGATTTAATATATCATACTTTTCATTAAACTTTTCAAGTAAAATTCTATATGTTAATGATCGTAAGTCTTTGTCATATGTAGAAAATTCTTGTAGTACATTTTCTTTATTTTCTACTAAATTTGGTTCCTTTTTAGTTAAATGTTCTAACAAATTAATTTTATTATTTATTAATTGTTTAGTATCTGGGGAAGTTATATTATTACTTTCTATTAAAGTATAAATAGAAGCTAAAGTTTTGTAATCACTAATTTGAGACCCAAAAAAAGTAGGCAAATCATAATTTTGTTTAATTTCATTAATTAAATTATATTTTTGCTTTTTTAGAAGGGATTTATTTAAATATTTAGAGTTTTGTATAGTAGTTTCTATATACACATTAGCATGAGATTCGTTTAAAACTTTAGATTTTAAAATAGATTCATATAGTCTATATTCACGACCCAATTCACTTTTTACAAAATATTTCTTTAAAATGTCAATAGCTGGAGAATCTCCTCCTTTTAAAGTATCAGCTGTAATTTGACGAACTAATAATTCAAAAAGAATGCCTGTGTTTTTATATTTTGAATGTTTAATTTTCATTGAAAAAATATATTTATTTATAAATATTAACCTCTTAGTTGAGATTCATTAAGGAGTGTACTATCATCTTTATCTTGTTCAAAGACAAGTTTCTTTTCATGCATTTTTTTAAAAGCATCTAAGTTTTTTAAATAAGTCATTTGAGTACCTTCTAATTTTAGCCCTGATTTATTTGTATCTGTTCTACTATCTCTTGAATCATTTTTATCTGTATCCTTCATACGTTTAGTACCTAAAGGATCTTTACCAAAGTTACTATCTTGTTTACCATGGTTAGTAATAGATTTTTGAGGTCTTCCTAATTTAGGGTCATCATTACCATACCCATCAGGTACATTTCCAGGATCAGAATACATTCTCCCTTTACCATATAATGAAGCTAAATCATGTGGTGTACCATAGGATTTACCTGTTGATATAGGGTCATTACCTTCTGCTTCAATTTGGGCATTTCTAAACTTACGTTTAGAATCCTCACGAACCATATCTCTATATTCATCATATTGATCTTCACTAAAGTGATAAACATTATGATAAATCCAATCAGATGGGACTAAGCCTTGTTCTAATAAAGTTCCTGCTAATTCTGATTTAGATTTAAGTAATTCAATTCTTTCCTGATCATAAATGATGGAAGGAGTTGTCATTGATAATTCAAAATTAGTTAATGTTTCATCTGTATAACCTTGGGTATATAAATGAACTAATGCTATTTTTTGTAATTCTGAAAGTAATATTCTTTGTATTCTATCAATTGTACGGGCAAACCTAATGTCTTGTGCGGCTAGTGTTGCTTTACCTTCTACACCTTCTTCATAACCCATAAAGGCTTTAGGTACTTTAAGGGCAGCAAATAATTTTTCTCTTAAATATTCTACATCAGCAATACCATCATACGCTAAACCTGGAGTAGTATCTATTCTAGTTGAACTATCATTTCCACGAACTGGGATGTAAAAGTCTTCTAACATGTTTTGCATGTTATATTTTAAATTGTACTCACCTGTTTTTTCATCCATGTAAGGAGTACGCTTCATATTATTAATAGTCTTTTGCATAAATGCCTCTACTTCATTTGGGGGAATAGAACCAACATTTACATAAAATATTCTCTTTTCAGGAGCACGAGCAATTCTATGAATTAACATCGCATCTTCCATTAGTGAATATTGTTTATATAATTTACGGGCAGGTTCAATATATGAACGTCCATAAGGTAAATAATTAGCATCACCTACCATTCTGAAATGCGCCATCTCATAGTTATCATATATTATAGATCCTCTATCATCCGGTCCCCCATCTAATTGTTGGTTAGGTACATTATAGTAGCCATATGAACTACCTGCAAAACCATCTGGATTCCATTTAAATTTTACTTCAGCAGGATTTTCAGGGTTAGCACCTTCTATTCGTTCAATATGATATGCTGTGTAAGGTATAACATTGTATACACCAAATTTTTCGGCTATTTCCAATTTTAGAAAAAAGTCACCATATTTACACATTTGCCTAACCCACATCCAACCATTAAACTCAATGTTTAAAACATCATAAAATAAATTATATAATATTTTTTGTATATCCTCGTTTGAACTTCTAATTTGAACTACTTCCCCCATATCATTCTTTAAAGTACACTCATCAGCTATAATATCTAAAGCAGAAGCAATAATTGCATCCTGATCCATTACATCATATTCTGAATATAGGGTAGTTCTTAAATACTGGTAGTTTAGATTAAATTGGGCTCCATATAAAGATGTAGGCATAGTAGAATAAACCCTATTAAATCTATCTACTAATGCATTAGTTTCATATTCTCCACTAGATTGAATATGTCCTGAATCAATGGTTTTTACTTGGTTACCACCTACATTTCGTATTACTACATCTGTAGAGAATAACCGTTTTAATCTTGAAAAAATACTTTTATCTGCCATTATATATAATTATTATTATAAATATTATTTAAAAATCCAACTAATATCTTCTTTACCATGTTCTGTTTGGATTTGGTAAGGATTATTATAAGGGTTTGGTGTTCCTGCACCATAACTACCCATATATGGTGTTCTATTAACTACCATATTACTTAATGTTTGCTTGGTTAAATCAATACCCCTTTGTCTAAACTTAAGAGCCGTATCTCTAACATATAATGCTATACCAAAAGCCATAACTAAATCATCATTATAACCGGTTTGTGCTTCTGCTCTACCATTTTTCCAAATAAACACTTTCATTTCTTCTATCAATCTTTTAGATTGTATAGTAACACTTCGATCACTAATATATTCTTGGAATTTACCTATTACCATAGGTCGGGTTTTAGATGACATTGTAAAACCGGCTACCATTTTAGAGTGATCTTGATATTTATCAAAATACGAATCTACTGTTGCTTCTCCACTCCGTTGTGAATAGTAAAGGTTAGAATATTGTCTGTCTATAGCTACTTGTATAGTTGCCCATCCTATATTAGCATTTTCTATTACTAACATGGCATTATTATATTCCGTAGCTATACCTACTAATAAATGTCCAAATTCTTTAGTACCAATTTGTCCTTTATATTCAGCTACTTGTACGCTATTTTCAATATCTATTATATGAAATGTAGAATAATCTTTACCATCGCCACGAGCAACATCAGCTACTACTAAATAGTCTCTACTATAATCTGCTGATTCCCAAACCCATAAATTTTGATCTGCTCCTCTTCTTTCTAAAGGATCTTTAATATGTGTTTTTTCATAATATTCTAAATATTCATTGTAGAATACAATATCACCTGAAGTGCTAAAATCACAATCACATTCTTGGGCTGCAAGTCTAGGATCTCCTAATAATGCATCTTGGGCATCTCTCCATGCTTGGTCTCTTTCGGGATGTACATACCAAGGTAATTTAATAGGTAAAAAGTCATTTTCCCCGGATTCAGCTCTAACCCATGTTTGGTGGAACCAGTTACCAGTACCATAAGGAGTGGATAATACAATTGCACCACCACCCGTTGCTAATGTTTGTTGTGCAGAAGCCCATGTTTCAGCAATATTATCAATAAAAGCAGCTTCATCAATTATTAGTAAAGAAACGGCTTCTGATCTTGCAGCATCTGCATTTGAAGATTTAGCTTGTATTTTTGAACCATTTACTAATCTAAGAGATAATTTATTGTTTTCTGCTGAATCTACCTTAAGCCATGAAGGTAAATTTTCCCACATAAATTGTACTTTTGTAACTAAGTTACGAGCGGTTGCTTGAGTTGTTGCTAATGCTAATACATTTCGATCTTTATGAAACGTCATTAACCATAAAGAGTAACCTGCTGCTAGTGTGGATATACCCAGTTGTCTAGATTTTAATATAGCACTATAATCGTTATTTTGGAATAACGTTAGTACTTTTTCTTGAAAGGGGTATAGATTAAATTGTATGCGACCACGTTGCGGATGTTGTATATAACAGTATTTACGCATAAAATGTACCGGATCCTTAGCACATTTTAAATATTCCTGACGTATTACTATTTTTAAATCTGACATTTATTATTTTACTATTAATGCTGTAATTATTACTGCTACTACACTTCCCCCTATGGTTAATTTATTTTTAAATTTTTGTTTTTTTAAATCAACTTGTAATTTTTTAGATAAATCTTGTGATAAAAGTAATTGGTTAGATTTAGTGGAAAGAATAGAATTAAAATTATAAATTTGAGAATTTAAACTAAAAATAATACTATCTTTTAAAACTATTTTTTGTTGTAAAATTTCAATTTTATCCTCAACGAGGTTTAATTCTTTTTTTAGACCATCACCTGTAATAAGGTCTTTAATAACTAATTTAGCAATTGGTTTAGTTAATTGTATCTTGACGCTGTCTTGAGGTGATTTTTTTATAACGTTCTGTGAAAAACCTTTCAAGTTCATCATCATTAAAGTTATCAACAGCATCCACTTTAGTACTAATTTCATACCTTAAATTATTTATTTTATTATCTTTAAGACCAATTTCTTGATCTAATTTGCTTATTTGTACATTTAATGTATCAATTTTAAAAGTCAATTCGTCATTTATGTGATGCAACGAATCGACTTTCTGCTCCAATGCTTCTATTTTAGCATTATATTTATTGATATATTCATCTTCATTTGAAGAGTACATATTAATTAAATAATAGGCACCAAAAAATACTATAGCAATATATAAAAACCTTTCTTTAGATGACATTATATCTTCTTTTTATCTAGAATACTTTCTAGTTCTTTTTTTAATTTAGTTTTTGCCTTTAAGGTTTTTACTAATTCTTCTTTTTCTTCACCTTCAGCTTTAGAATATTCTTTAGCTAATGACTTCATTTCACGAGTTAATAAAGCTAATTCTTCTTTTGCTTTAGCTAAACCCTTAGTTTTTTTAATATCAGATTTAGTTGGTTCTTTATCATCTTCTTCTGATAGACCTAAATCCTTACTTAATTCAGCTGTTTTTTCAAGTTCTTTATTAAGTTTTATTTGGTTATCAATATCTTCTTTAGATGCTTCAGATAGCGATGTTATTATTTCCCCTTTTATAAACTCTTTTAATTCAGATCTTTTCATTAGATTTTATATTATTATTAGATTTTATTATAAATATGTTAAAGACTAGTAATATTCAATATTTGTTGAATTCGCTCCTCTGTAGATCCGGATATCTTTTCTATTTTGCCCGCTTTATGACCATGTCTTTTAATAAGTGTGGTAATTGTAAAATCAATTAAATCTCTATAATGTTCATCTGTTTCTCTTACACCATTATCTTCAATATCTATTCCGTAGGGAGATATATAAAATATATAATCATAATCCCTAACAAATTCACTAGCATAAGTTTCAAATGCTTCTTTGTCTTGATGATTTATTGATTTAGCATTTAAAGTAAAAGCCATAACATCAATTACAGTTCTATCTGTAATGATATTCTCCTGAATTAATTCAGCACAGCGTTCTGCTAAAAATACTGTTTGGCCCTTTAATGTAGAATCTGTATTAAGTGGAATACCCTGCTCCATTAAAAATTTAGAACGCTCTGTTCTAAACATATAATCTTTAAATTGAGGAGTTTCTTTTAAAGCATTTACTAACGTAGTTTTACCTACACTCATTGTACCACATAAACCTATTTTCATAATTTGTTTTTTTAATTTCTATGTTGAGCTCCTTTAGGTGCAGGTTGTTTATACCAAGGCAAGCCTGTTTGTTGTCTAATTGCTTCTTTGTGATCCTCTTCAGAATATTGAATACCATAAAGGTAATATTCTCTTTTTTTCTCATTACCTTCAGGAATTAATGCAGGTCCACTCCAATTGTGCAATTTACCATCCCATACATAAGCAATAGTACCGTCTGCTTTTTTTAATTTTCTTGATTTAGGGAATGGGGTTTTTTTATCTACCATAATTATTATTTATATTAAATATATGAAATTTATTTTAATTTTCCAAAAGTGATTCAGCAACATATGTCCCTTGTGCACCACTTACCGTTATACCTCTAGCTGATAAAGCATCGCCTACAAAGTGAACGTTAGGATACTTGGTGAGTGCTAAATTGGTATAATCGACAAGTGGCTCAGGTGATAGATATTTTACTTCAGGTACATAAATACCCCAATCGTCTTTTAATGTTGGGAACACTTTTTTCATGTCCTCAATAAAAT